CAATCATGGTATACCAAATCCCCGCTGGATTCTGTATTTCAATAGAAGTTATCTCTAACATAGAAACTAGGAATGGGTAATCTGATTGATTTGCCACCAAATCAGTCGTAGCTGAAGGGAAGTCTGTGTTGTTGTTGTCGTCAAATTGCCACTTGCCATCTGATTTTGTGGCAATGTTTCTGTAACGGGAATAACCCTCATTAAGGTAGTTGGTAATGATTTGAAGTCTCTGGGTGTTGTTTGTTATTTGACCAAACCCAGTATCTCCGAAGATATTTTGCTCACAAATTTGCACAAGCCCACTGTTATCTGTTGTGTTTGAGAATTGAGACATAATTTTATTTAATTATGACTCCTGCAACTGAATCGTTGTATGTATTATAACAAATTCCGCTGTCAATAGCAATTAAGTGCTGTGCAGAGACTTCTGTGTTGCAGCGGTTTTTAAGCCTCAGAAGCCTCAGAACAGCACTCAAGGTGCTATTTCTTATTTTGCTCCTTAAACTTGGCTTTCCATTCCTCTAAATAGTTAAATGTTTCCACAAGTATCTTCTCCCCTTTAAGCGTAGCCGTTTCAATATCATCATATTCACCTAAGTGTGGTTTCATTTCTTTATGAATGATTGGTGCGACTCTATCCTTGATTTTCTGTACTTTAAGAGCTAATTTAGCTCGGTCTTGTTCCATTCCTTCCTTTGTTTTCTTCATTTCCTCGTAAGCCTTGACCTTTTCTTTGGGAATGGCTGCAACCTTGACGTCTTGTATCTCTTTACCTATTTTCTCTAACTCCTCTATTTCTTTGTTAATCTTATCCTTCAAGGCATCACCCTTAGCGATAAGCTCGGATGGGATACACTCTTCAGTAAACTTTCTCTGTTCAGTCTTCATTTCTTCAAGTGTCTTGTCTACCACCTCAAGTTCAACTGAAATCTTACGGGCTTTTTTAACAATCTCGTCCTTCTCCACCAAATACTCTCTTAACTTTTTGTTTATTATGACAATCATATTTTATATTTATTTCTAATAATGTTGATTCTATTGTTAACTGACATTTCATCTCCGAAAGTAATACCGGGCCTATACGGTGTATTAAACAGTAACTTTGGACAGTAGATACCTGTCTTGTTGTGAATTAAAACCATATTAAGCCACAACTCCCAGTCTTGGAACCTTTCTATCGTTTCATCGAATCCTGGGAAGTCCTCGGTCTTAATTAAACTCATTGTAGAGGCGAAGTTAAAATCTATCAATCTTTCCTTACTAAACTCCCCCGCCTTATGGGGCACGACACTGAACGGGAGAACTAGGTTGTAATCTCCATAGCAGAACGAGGCATTAGAGTGTTCCAAAGTGTCGAGCATAGACTCCAAAGCATCTACTTCCCAATAGATATCATCATCAGAGAATAGAACGTAAGGTGTCTTAACCTGTTTAAATCCCTCATTCCTAGCCCAGTTTGCCCCCTTCTTATCCACATCTTCTACTTTTACAATAACGAAATCTTTAAAGGTCTGTTCCCCTAGCGACTTTAGAGTTAGTCTGCAATCACTTCCTGTTCTATGCGGTATTACAACTGTTATTTTTGCCATATTTTTGCATAAGCCTCTGGCCATTCATTGGCGTGGTCTTCTATGTTGTAATTCTCTAGCACATACTTGTGTGCATCTTCCCCCATTTTCTTTCGGAGTTCCTTGTTCGCTATTAGTTTCTCAATCTGGTCAATCCAACTCTTCGTGTCGGTAGCAAACAACTGGTAAGGAATGTCTTTGGGGTTCTGTTCGTAGGGTGAATCCTTTGTGGTAAATGACTGTACGACACATGGTATCTCTAGCATTGATGCCTCTAGGAACTTAATGTTTGACTTACATCTATTGAAATAATGTTCTGCACGGGGAATAATCATCATGTCCATACGAAGTTCATTAAGTGTGGAGAAGTAATCCTCGATGCCGACAAAGGGTTGCCATTCAATGTTTATCGAGTCAAAGAACGCATACTCATCTTTGTATAGCTCTCTCATTCTAGTGTCTTCATGCTTCTTTGGCATAGAGAAGATTATAAACTGTACTCTCTTATCTCCTTGATAGTGCTCTAAAATAGGTCGTAGGACGTCAAGGTCTGATGTGATGGCTACGGAACCTGTCACACCTATGCGAATTATATCCGTTTCATTTCGTAACGGCTCATCAAATTGAAATGGGTCTATATAGTTTGGAATGACTACAACTTTGTCATTTAGTTTTCGGTATTCCTCAGCTAGAAACTCTGTAGAGCAAGTAACTAAATCCGCTTCTTTGACGAAGGCGTCAATGGTTTCATTCATTGAAGCAAGCCCTCTTCTCAATCTCTCTTCGGTCATAAACTCGTTTAACTTAAATCCCCCGTCATCTTTAATGGTGTCGTCATTGTCGAACACAATCTTCTTATTCATTCCTTTCAGGATGCGGGCAAGTTCTAATTTGCGAGTATCGTCTGGTCGGTGGAATACTACTATCTCCGCATGTTTCGCAGCCTGTGTCTTGTCTTGTGCTTCCCGTATATGGGGTTTGATACTTGTTACATCTCCATCCCACCCGTTCGCCTGTAACGGCAAAAGGCATCTCACATAATAACAACTCTTGAGGTTGCTTGACACGTAATATACTTTCATTTTTCGTCTTTATCATCTTTAAATTTAATAACTTGTTTTGTTACCGGGTCGATAGTGTTGCCGTATTGGTCAATCATCTTAGACTGTCTGATGAGATTGGGCGAAATATAAGTTGAACCTTGAGGTATCTTACCACCTCGTGAGGTAATACCATTCTCTTTATTTATTTTTATCTCCATAGATTTATTCTGCAACTAAATATAATAAACAATTATAACACAGATACAAAAAACACACCACTAGGGTGTGCTCTTTGCTGTGTATAACTCTAGCGACTAAGCTGGTGTTACGACATTGATACCTGCTGAAGCACGGTTGATAACTACTCCGTATACGATATCAGCAGTTGTAACTGTTGATAGGTACTGAGGAACGTAGTTAGACTGTACTCGGATACCGTTTGAACCAACCATAGCACCCATTGAGCCACCTTGTCCTAATGGAGCGGTTGCGAAATGGATAGCGTCTGAGTGAGCCAATGCGTTGTATCGTCCTGTTGAACCTGAAACATACTGAATGTTGTTTGAGATGAATACAGGGATACCATACAAAGTAGCACGAGGCAACTTTGCGACTGGGTCTTGCACTGGAGAGTTAATTGCTAGAGAAAATCTATCAATACCCTGAAGTTGTTTCCAGAATACGTTTGGTGATAGGAAGAATGCACATTCTTCGATATCAACTGCGTTTGTTTCTAGTTGAGCGATAGCTGCTCTGATGTCTGAGTCTGCTAGGTTTACTGTCGATGAACCAACTGAAGTTGTAAATGTACCGAAGATAGTTGCGATAGCAACATCTAGAGTCTTTGCAATTTCATATCCACAGTTCTTTGCGTATCTCTCCATAAGAGAGTAAGAAGCAAAAACTTGTGCAGCTTCCTTGTCTTCAATTGCGAAAGAACACTCATACCAGTTTGAAAGGGATAGAGTTATCTTTGTGTCAGTTGGAGCATTAAGGGTAACTGTAGTTGCGTTTGACTTAGCGTTAGCTGAGAACTCAGTTAGAGTAGGAGTATATAGAGACAATGCTCCATTTACTACTTCGTCTGAACGGTCTACGAAGAAATCCGCACATACTAATTTATTTTTGTAGAAATCGTTTAGTCGTTGACCCCAGATTAAAGGGATTTCAACGGCTAGTGTTGTCACGGTTTCTGTCGTTGTAGGAAAAGCCATATTTTTGTAATGTTAATAATGCTAATAAATACTTACAAACGGCTTCCCCATAAGACTATTTCCTTGCGAGTGCCTTGTGTTCTTCTCTTGAAAGTCCTGGTGTGTTTAGAGTCTTTTGAACTTGAACATTTGCAGAGCCTCTTGAGGAGCGAACACTGGCCTTCTTGGAATTTTCGTCTTTCTCATACTGATTTTTTACTGCAACAAATAAACTATCTTTCTGAGCATCAATGAGTGAGAGACCTCGGAGCTTCGCTACGTCTTTGAGTTGTTTTAATAACTCATCTGGCATACCGTTTGCTATTAAGATTCTCTCGTCTACATCAATTGATGGAGAAGATTGAGTTGTGGAAGTCTCTGCTGCTTTGGGGGTAGAGAAACTATTGATTCTCTTTAACTCCTTTGTTTCAGCCTCGGCTTTCTCAGCTCGGGTTTTCTGATTCTCGTAAAGAGTTTTAAAGTCTTTATCTGAATCTACTGTTGAAGCCCCGCTATTGTCGCCAGCGTTACTATCGGCGTTTGCATTTAAAGACTGCTCGTCTGTTTCATTCGCCATATTTAAAGCAAGTGTTAAAGTCGATTGCTACGACTATATGGTTAATGCTAGGGGTTTAATGACCTTACCTAACTAAAAGGTCAGAATACTACATTGAGATAGACTTTGATTGCTTTGTACCACCTCTTTTACCTTTGTTTAGTGTAAAGTTTTGTGGTTTCTGTTGGTTGTTTACTGGATTATCAAAGAACTTTCCCGATGTGTCTCCTAAGTTATTTCCTTTTGGTTGGGATACTCCCTTTCCTGAATTTGCCATGTTATTTTAGTTAGTTGATAATTATTTAAGTCCTCCGTCAAAGTTCATTTTTGGGTCGTGGGCTGTTGCTTTAGTCATTTTCTCCTTGTCTCCTTTACCCTCACTGTCTTTTGTTCCCATAGCTGGATTTTGCACTCCACTAACTTTCTTTCCATAAGGTGCTTTTTGAGCTGGGTTCATGTTTCCTTGTGTTTTCATCTTGATGTTAAGTTATTATTGTTTTTAATTGGTTCGAACATTTCTCTTAATTCACTGAATGCCAACTCGACCACCTTTCTTGCTTCTGCTGATGGTTTGGCATCTTCTCCCTTGTAAAGCATGGACAGTGCGTTCTTGTCTACCGTGTCTAGTAAAAACTGTTTAACTGCGTTCAACTCTGGCTTATTATTGTAAAATAACTGTAATTGATTGTCCATTATAGTAGTGCTGATGCGTCTTGAATGGATAATCCTGTCTTACCAACTTTTACATTTAGTGCTTGTTGCGTAGAAAGTCCCGTCTTCCCCGCATACACATTCGCTGCTAGTTGAAGTGAAAGTCCAGTTCTTCCAGCCAAAGAGTTCATAGCTTGTTGTTTGCTGTTCGACTTACTTATCCCCGCCTTATTGTTTAAATTGTCTTGTGTTGATGCCATGTTATGCGGTTTGAGGTTGTGCTTGTAATGGTTGCATTCCTTGTGGTTGTTGCATTGGTGCTTGTCCCGCTGGGGCTGGTGACTGTGGTTTGCCTATACCTAGTGAGATTGGACTTATACCTGCACCCGACAACTCTAGTATCGTTCCGAAGATTCTACTCATAGTTGGGTCTTCTAGCACTCCGAACTTACCTGTCTGTGGATTAAATGACTTCATAACATCGCCGAGAATCGTTGAAAGTGATTGTAGTATTGCACCCTTGTTCTTCTGTTCGCCGGTCGTCAATACAGTTATCTTGGCTTCTATGTTGTCAAAGTATCCATCTGGAATCTGTAAGAATCGTTTTGAACCCTTTAGTAGTTTCTTGAATCCGTCTATTCCCTGTAAGTAATCTTCCATTGAAACTATCTTGCCTTCCATTATTGCTGGTTTTAATCTCTTGTTGGCTTCAAATGTAGCGAACTCGTCATCAATAACATCCAATTCTTCTTGTGTGAAGTCGTCTGCAAATAGTCCACCTTTCTTTAGTCTTTTAACTAAGTAAGGAATAATCCAATCATTAAATATCTCTGTCCAGAATATACCAGCTTCTTCTCGTCTGTAATCAAAAGGTTTAGAAGCCACCTGATTAAGTAACGCTGTCTGTGAATAAGGTGTATCGGCCGGTGGTTGCTTGCCTGTATTAGCGTCAAATGAGCTTGTAGCTTGGTCAACTTGGTCTCTCCAGCGTCTTACCTGAGCATCATACTCTGGCATTGATGTAGGGGCGAGTTGTAATGCGTGCATTTCCTTTCCCTCTTCCAATTCAAAGATGTGTCCGTGGTCTACTTCAAGGATGTTGTTACCTACTTGTTTGGAATTTGTGCTTATCGTAACCTTACCAGCCAAATCCATTACTTGTTTCTCGTTGATTATGGAATCGTTGGTCCAAACCTGTGCTTCTTCTGCGTCTTCTATGATTCCTCGTCCCAATGCTCTACCGGGCATTTCTTCCCATGGTAGGTATCTGTAGTGGTCTTTCATCTCTCCCTCTAATTCCTCACAGTAAAGTGGATAACACTTACACTGAACATCTGCGTAGTAGAATTTGGATAGTTGGTATGTGTAAACATCATCATCTGTGAATTGCTCGCCCATGAAGTCTTTGTAATAGTCCTGTGATACGGTTCCCGTGACTTCTCGGATAACTATTCTGTCAGAGTTGTGCGTTTCTTGCTTGTTATCATACTTCTGAGCGTTACCTTTGTTCTTCTTGGATTTCCTTATAATATCTTTCATGTCAGAAAGTTTCCAGACGTCCTCTTTCGCCAATAGTTCTACTGGTGTAAAGTAATGTGTCTCAACTAACGTACCGGACATTATGTCTACTTGGTCTGTAACAAGGTTTCTCCAGTCTAGTGTGTCAACGTGTAACTCATCTTTTCCGTCTTTCCCTTTCTGTGTGGTCTTTTTAACAATAACACCACCATATTTTGCTCGTTTTAATCCAACGTCATTGAGTGTATATGAGAAGTTTACCTCTTTCATCCACTCGTAAGCCTTATGCTGTAATAACATTGACCTTGTGTAATGCTGTGGGTCGTCTGATTCTATTTGAATATCCTTTACGTCTAAGTCTGTGGCTGTTTTAGCCAGAGTTACTCTGAAGTTACAGATGTTATAAAATGGTCTATCTCTTTGAACACTAGCTATACCACCTACGACATCACTTGCAGACACTCCACCTAAATACTTTGAATTAGCATAAAACTCACACATTTGGAGTTTTTTGTGCTGTTGAAAGAAAAGCCCTGGAACGATTTGTATGGAACGAGTAACGTAATCCCCTAAAAGCTCTTTAACTTGTGTATACAGTTTTATAGTCATGTAATTGTTGATACGTTGTGCAACTCAACAATTTATATACCCTTATTATAACAAATTTAAGTGTGTCAAGCAAATTATCGTGCGGTGTTTCTCATATTCCTTTGTTTCTCTAAGAATAGTCTAGCCATTAGTTCGGGTGATTTAGTATTGTCGTTCCTGTTGGTGGACAGTGCGTAGCGTAACGCATCGAGAGCGTGGTCATTTTCTTTGATGGGGTTCTCATCTTCGTTATGATTATCCTTCTTGTCTGCATAAGCATAAGTTTCGAACTCATAGATTAAATTTACACATTGTGGGTCAATAGTTAATTTGCCCATTTTGAGTAGTGTTCGTATTCGGTTTATACCATTCTTGATTGAGTCCTTATTCTTTATGACTTCAATTACCTCAATGTTCTTGCCCGTCAGAACTTGAATTGCTGATGGAGATTCTGGGTCTGGATATACTCGGTTGAAACCACAGGATTTAACATATTCACCAATCTGCTCTTCAGTTCTGCCTGTTCTGTACCACTCAAATGGGACGTGGTATCTGTCATCCCCCCACCTATAAATTGGAATGACGGCTGTTGGGTTAGTGAATCCAAAGTCTATACCTGCTATAAACTCATCTGGGTCGCCCATCTCAACCACTTTGACGTGTTTATTTCTATCAAATTCCTTAAAGACCAGCCCCTCAGTCTTGCGGAAGTCAGCCATATACTCCTGTGCGAATCTGTCCTCGGTTAGTTCAGTCTTGGCTTTCTCCAGCTCTTCTACGGGTAGAAATGGATTGTCGTATGAAGTGAAGTGAAACGATTTGTAGTCTGCATCCTTTCCCTCTTGGTTATATAAATCATAGAAGTGGTTAAATCCTTTGGGTGTTGAAATGAACATAGCCTCACCCTTCACATCAGTTAGTGTTGGTCTGATAACCTCTTGCCAGTTAGTATTCCAATTACGCATAGAAGCAATCTCGTCCACCACAATGAAGTCAAACTTCTGTCCTCTAAGTGTTTCGATAGATTCCCAGCCTCTTAGCATAATGGTTGATGTTCCACCGTGTACTGTGTTGACTGTAATCTCAAGCCTTGATTCATTTGGTTTGCTTATGGCAGGTCCCGCAACTTTCTTTAACTCTTGCCATGCAATGTCTCTAGCCTGTTGATATGTTGGTGCTATATAACAAATCTGCCTATTATTTCCATAGACAGCTTTTGCAACCATTTCAAGTACAGCTAGCGTTGTTTTGCCAAATCGTCTTCCGCAATTTACAACCCTAAATCTGTGCCGGTCTGTCGCTATTGTCGATTGGCTGGGTGTCAGTAACATTTTTGTTGATTAGCTCCGGTGGCATTATCAGTATACTCTGTCCTTTCGATGTTATGTCTGTATCTTGCCTTGCTTTGCCCTCTGCCATTTCCCACACATCTTTCTTATTCATGCCAGCAAAGTATTCTTCTGCTTCCTCATCAGATAATCCGGCCAGATATGCCTTTGCTCTGTCTTTCAATGACCTTCCAGGTGGCCTGCCCATTGGATTTCCACTTACTCCTTTTTTGAATAGCCAAGGTCTGTTGTTTGTCTGTTCTTTCTGTTCCTCTTCCATATATTATATTATACAACTTAATTACTTATTTAACAATCTCCTCTGGTTATCTATTAAAGCCTGTGACTCTTTAAATACTGCGTCTGTGATTAAATTCTCATGTCCCATTCTCAGTTTCTTATACTTTAACCAATTCCTTACTGTTTCTCTACATGTTCCGCTTAATCTTGCTACTTTCTGTATTGTTAGATTTAGTTTTTTAAATAATAATTCTCTGTCGTTCATGGCTTTTTACAATTCTTGGTCTAACATTTCTTCAACGTATTTATAATGGATTATGTCAGTTTTTATCGTTTCTTGTTTCTTTCTAAGTATTAAATCATACCAATCCTGTCCTCGTTTTTTAATTATTGTCCCATGAATTGTAGCATCTGATAGCCGGTGGTGTTTGAAGTGGCAACTTTTGCAAATCGGCACTTGATTATCCCAGTCATACCTCAACCTGTTGGAACATTGTTTCGTTATGAAGTGGTGTAGGCAATACATAGGTTGTCCACATACCTCACATTTCTTAAATCTCTTTCTTCA